TTCTACTAATGCATACATAATATTAACTTAATGTTAAATTTTGGTTTCTACCAATTTCTAACCATTTACTCCCGTTGTATCTAAAGACAAATACATCTCCCTTTGCTGCTGTTGTAGTTAATGTTGGAGCTGTGTCTGCGGCAAATTCGTACACGGCATTCCATGTTAAAGTTCTTGATCCTGTTCCATCTTGAATAACAAGTATAGATATAAACTGACCAGTAGTTCCATTAGAAGCAGCTGCTAATGTTCTATTACCACCTAAAGTTAATTTACATACATCTTGTGTTGAAGCATCCCAAGTAACTGTTGCTTGATCTGTTAGTGTAGATTCAGCATAATTTAATTTAGCAGACGTAATTAAATCATCAGCAATATCTGATGCTGTAAGAACAACTTGAGACGGCTCTTGTCCAATATAAGACATCTTACGTTATCTCCATTATAGACAGTGTTCCTGAAATTTTATCCGCAACTGAACAATCAATTTTTATCTCGTCAGTAGTTTCTAAAACTACCTTACCGCCCGACAAAAGCTCCAAACTCGAACCCGCGGGAATATTTACGTCTTTTGCTAAAAATGATGTTCCATTACTAACGTTATTCGCTCCACCTCTACTGCCTGTATCACTAACAAGTTCTACCTCTACAGTTACTGCAGACGAATGTATGTTAGTAAGTATTAAACCTAATACTACTGTAGTAGTCGATCCAGCCACCGTATACATTTTGTATGCGGTGCCGGCACTAGCAGGTTCTGCTGCGAAAGTCACTACTTTAAACGTGTTTGCCATATATCCTCCTAAAAATTATCTTTATATACCTAGCCGAGTGCAATTGCAAGAGCTGTCGGGTCATCTGTTACATATCCAGCGCTATTTAAATATGTTTTAAGATCCGATAAAGCTACTTGTACCATTGTTCCATTATCGTTTGTTACAAATCTGTCTGCATCAACTAAAGTTGTGCTTGTTGCTGATGTACCACCATCTACAATATTAAGCTCTGCTGCTGTAGAATCTACAGCGGCTAATTTAGTTAAATCTGCTTGTACTAGTCCAGAAACTCCGTCTAGTAAATTAAGTTCTGCTGCTGTTGATGTAATAGCTGTGCCATTTATAGCTAGTTTACCTGTTACAACATTAAAAGTAGCATTGTCTTCTATTCTAGCTACTTCTGTTCCATCTGCTTGTTGAAATATAATATCTTTAGCATCAACAACCGGTCTAATTATAACATCGCTTGATGAGTTAGATATTCTTAAAATTTCTGTGCCACCATCTAAAAAATTAAAATCACCACCATCTGCATCAAATTTAAGATCACCTGGTGCATCTAAAGTTACATCTGTTGCTCCGTTTAATACAAAATCAAGAACAGTTGTGCCTGCTGCTTTCATGGTAATATTATCACCATCTGCATCAAGAATAATATCTGTTGTTGCATCAAGTGTAATAGTAGAACCTGAATCTATTTCTGCAATTACAGGTGTAGTTAAAGTTTTGTTTGTTAAAGTTTGTGTTGCAACAAGAGATACTAAAGTTGAATCAGCACCGTCTGGTAACAACATTACATTTGTAACAGCTGCTGAATGTGGTTGAGATTTTAATATTTGGCCGTGGGAATTAGATTCACAGTTAAATTGTATAGCACCTGCATTAGTATCACCTAAAACAGTTATATGTCCTGTGCCTTTTGCACTTATATTAAAATCAATATTAGTATCACCACCAGTAGCTTTTATCGATGGTGGATTACCTGTTGCAGCGTTAGTTACATCAAATTGGTTTACTGCTGAACTTGTTGTTTGAAATATAATTTGTTCATTACCGTTTTCATCTGCAATAAAATGTGCATCATCTATTAAAATATTTGCAGAGTTAGTATCTAAATCACCACCTAATTGTGGAGATGTATCTTCTACTAAATTTGATATTGCACCTGATGAAGCAAGACCTGATACCACTGCTGATCTTGCAATTTTTTTAAGACCACCACCTGAAGTATCTATTGCTAAAAATACATCATCGTTAGCAACTGTAGATATTTCTGATAATGAACCTACTGCTATTGAATTAAAGTTTGTGCCATCTGCAACTAATAAATTACCTGCAGTGTTTGTGCCCATTGTAATATCATCACCAGATACTGTTAAATCTCCAGTTACAACTACATTACCGCTAAATGTAGCCTTACCTGTATCTGACATGTCAAAAGTTAAAGCAGTGATGGTTGAACCACCATCATTACCTTTAATTGAAAAATCTGCATCAGAAACTTTTGTTTCTAATATAACATTGCTTGATGAATTATGAATACGAGCCATTTCAGTGCCATCATCTTCATAGATAATACCACTACCCGCAGTGCCAGCATCAAGAGTAATACCACCAGCAGATTCTAAATTAATAGAGTCAACTGCAGTACCATCGGATACTACATCTAAATCGCCATCAGCGTTTGAACCTATATATAATCCAGAATCTCTGAATTGTAATCTCATTGCAGCATTTAATAATAAAGCTGTATCTGCAACATGAGTAAGTGATACATCTGAATCTGCACCAAAACTTAACACAGCAGAGTCACTTAATAGTTTAAGATCATCACCTATTACAGCATCTTTTGCCACAGATAATCCACCATCAGTTTGTAGTGATCCATCTGTTGTAGAAGTTGCTTCAGTAGTATCATCTGTTTTTACAATACCACTAGCTGTAATTGTTGTAGCTGTTAATGCTTGTGCAGCAATTGTACTACCTGATTGTGCTGTAAATGTGTTTGCAGTAAATTGAAAATCATCAGCTCCTGCAATTTTAATATCTATTTGATCATCAGTATCTGCTGTAATAGTTGTATCACCATCAGCATCTAAAACTAATTCTCTTCCTTCAATGTCAAGTGATCCACCAAATCCTGCATCAACAAGATTTGTTCCATCTGAATAAACTAATCTTGTAGTTTTTTCTGATACTCCAAAAGTAATACCTGTTCCTGATGCTGTTTTAAATTGAACAGTGTAAGCACCTGATGTGCCGTTAGTTACAATGTAAACTTTTTCAATTGAATCTGGAACAGTTACAATAGAGTTACCTGTTATTGTTCCTGTTAATTTTATAACTGCGTGACGAGCAACTGATGTTGATTCTGTTGCATCTCCATCTGTAATACTTAACGCTGTTGTTCCACCACTAGTTACTGCTTGTTCTACATAACCAGCAATTGCTTTTTCTACTATTTGTAAATTGGTATTAGTTTTTGTTCCCCATGTACCGGCATTTTCGCCAGTTGCCATTAGTTCTATACCGAGATCTGAATAACTTGATGCCATAATTTAATTCCTATTGTGGTGGTGACTGAATAGGTATTCTAACAGTACCATCCGTGTAATCATCCCTTCTTCGTCTTCCAATTTGTTCTGCAGCAAATAATTGCACTGCTTCTTTGTATTTTCCTTCGTATAATTGCAGCATATCAGCTGGACCTTTTAGAAACCCGTAAGCTTCTGCTAAACAACAATATAGCAGACCATTTGGAAAATTCATACTAATATAATTAGTGCCATTATCTTCTAATAATGCTGGAGCTGCGTTGTAATGAATTTTGTAAGCAAACGTTCCGCTTGGTGTTGGTGATACAATTATAGACCCAGAGTTTGATGAGCTTTCTCCAGTTGCGCCTGTGTCTAACATAGCATAGTATTTTGGTGTGCCAGTAGATGTGGTTGCTGAAATATATTCTTCTAAAAATGTTAAATCTTTTTTTTCTAAATATGTATTAGCTCCAGTATAAGTAGATCCAGTTGCAGTATAAACCTGTACTGCTCTAACAAATACAGCTCCTGCTGGCACCGTTACAGTACCTGTTCCAGATGTAAAATTACCTGTAGATGTTTTTCTATCCGCATCAATAGGTATATCTCTAAAAATTCTATATTGTGCATTTAATATTATGTTTTCTAATACGCTGTCTGATAAAACTGTTGAGCTAACTTCCGTATAACTTCTAATTTGTGTTTTTAATCCTGATGCACTTAATCCTGCCATTATGCTGTTAGAGTTGCCGGACCTGCCGAGCAATTCTCTCCTCCTCCTGATGTACTACCACTTGTAGCAGTGTTTGTGTCTACAGTAAAGTGATAGAAATCTGTTGTGCTAGTTATATTACCACTTGAATCTCTTTTGCCAACTGTAATAGAATACCCAGCAGCTTTTGCAACGTTTGATCCTGTTATACCATCAAATGATGCAGGGTTTGCAAAAGTTCCAGCAGTAGAAGGTGATCCTCTAAATCTTACAGTATCTCCTGTTGATCTACCATGTGATGGTTCTGACACATTTATAATTCCTGATGAAGCTGCAATAGTTTCAAATGGGTTTGGTTTTAATATTGCTGCAACAGAATTTTCTACTCTATCTGGTCTTGCATTCATTAAACCTTCTTGATCTGCAGCGTGTGTTCCTAATTCTAATTGTGGATGTTTAATTTCAAATTCTGATTTATGCACAAGCGAACCATTCCATTCCCTAACCATTTCATTATATGGAAATTCAAATCCTGATCTATCTGATATTGCTTTTGCGTATTTTCCTATTGCCATTATTTTCTTTTCCTAGGTTTACCTATTATTTTTTGTCCAGCAAGAGAACCACGTGTTTGTGCTCTTTTAGCTAATTTTTTATTTTTAGTTCCAACTATGTAACCAAATTTTTGAATTTGTTTTTTTAATTGATTGTTACTCATGCCTTTAATATCAATATAATCTTCTGGATCTAATATTTCTTTTTTTACTTTTCCAATTCCTTTAATGTTAATAAACTTATCTTTAAAAATTTTTGGAGAAGATAATTTTTTAGACTCTCTTACAAGATTCATCAACATTTCTCCTTTATCTCCTTTAGAAGTCATAAGTTTTTGAACTAATTTACCGCTTAAAAAATTTTGTCTATGATATTTATTTGTCATTATATATTCGGGTAATAGTTTTTAGGAGTTATGTATGTGCTAGCAGCAGAACCATCTTCAGATAGTGCTCTTGCTAATTCATCTTCGTATAATAACTTCATTGTTTGTGTTAATTGCGGATTTACTTTTTGACTTAAATAAAAAGCTAATCCTGAAACCATACAAGGTACAAATCTGTATGGAACATCTGTTGCATCTGTATATGTAGAATCTACATCTTGTATTCTTTTTAAATAATAAAAATGTATATCTTTAGATGCGTTAGAAGAATCTGCTGTTGGATAAACTGTTATTGTAGTTTTGTCTACAAACCTTTGAACAAAAAATTGTGCTGGTGTTCCTTTTGATAATTTACTTGATAAAGCAGAATAAGTTGCTCTAGAAATTTTTGTTAAAGAAGAATCTGTTTGTGTGGTTTGTGTTCTGTTAGATCTTAATGTAGCTTCAAGAACATCTGCAACACCATAAGTATTAGCAGGGTTTGTAACAGCACTTGTGCCATCACCACTTGCTCTATAAAAAGTATATTCAGCTTGTCCTTCAATTACATCTATATTAGCTTCACCTACTTCCCAATAGTGAATACCTCTATTACCCCATTCTTGAAAAAGAATGTTAAGAGATCGTCTTGCTGTTTTTAATTGATAACCAGAACTAACTTGTACTCCAAGTCGTTCGTATGCTTCTTCAATAATTTCATCAACAGCAAATGTTTTGTCGAACGTTACTGT